TGGCGACGACGGTTACGGGGTCGAACCAGATTTCGATAGCGGACGGGCTTATCTTCCATCACGGATGCGCGTTCGAGATTCCGTTCGGCTCCGTCGAGACGGTCGAGGTCTCGAACGGCACGCAGGGATATAACCGCATTGATGCTATCGTGCTTAGATGGCAGAAGAATTCGAGCGGCATCGAGTCCGCATCATGGGTGGTTGTGGAAGGCACTCCGACGACAGGGACGCCGACAGCGCCGACAATCTCAGCCGGGAACATGAACGAGGGCGACACGCAGGACGATTGCCTCTTTGCGCTTGCCACGATCGAGGGCGTATCACTGTCCGGCGTTGAGGTGCAGGTGCCGCAGCGGTCTATCTCCGCAGACGTTGACTGGCTCGCAAATCAGCTCGTGGCGATGCAGGCCGCACTCGCAAAGCTTCCGACAGTGCTTAAATCTGGTTCCGGTGTCACGAACGGAACGAGTGCGAACGACGTCACTCTATACACGATTCCGTCGCAGTATGACAAGACAAAGGTCGTCGTGTCCATTACTAACGGGGATTACGGGACGAACCAGGTACTCGAGATCGCAACGTACATCGACAATAATCGCCGGGTGCATGCTCGGCTTGACAGGTCGCAGGCGGTCGGGTACTTCCGGTACAACTATGTAATTTGGTACATCAATAACCTGGTGTAAGAGAGGGGTAAAACATGAGCCTTATAATTTTAAATGTTGATGAAGTCAGGCGCACTCTTTCCGCATCCGGCGGGGCGTTCGTCGTCCACGACAAAGAGGTCGACCTTGTCCGCTTTGCCATCAACTCCGGCTTCGCGGATATCGTCCTCGACGGGCAAGTCGCTCTCCGCGTCATGTATCAGCGTCCGGGCGAGTCTCAGGTCAGGGCGCAGACGCTGACGTATTACGATACAGATGGCCTGCGGAGCTACTACGACTGGCATCTGCTGTCTGCCGACCTTGCAAAAAACGGGTCGCTCACAGTCGCACTCTGCATCTTAGATATTTCCGGCGGAGAGGTCGGCGAGTGGCATACAACGCCGTGTGCGGTCAGGGTCTTGTCGACCATCCACACGGACGACAGCGATGAGGCGGATGAGAGCATCACGCCGACGGTGGCCGAGAGGGTGGCAGTGCTTGAGAGCATGATACAGCGGGTGGCATCCGGCGCGCCGATTGTCGTAGCGAGTGCGTCTGATATGACCGATACGAGCCAGATTTATGTGCTGTCTACGGATGGGAATTGGTACTACTACAATGGCTCTGCATGGGTTGCAGGTGGGGAGTATGGAGCGGTATCAACAGACACCACACTCACGCAGTCGGGGATTCCGGCGGATGCCAAGAAAACCGGGGATGAGATTACGGCAATAAAGGCTGATTTAGGTAACATATATCCCGCAGGGACGGCAAGTGGTAACGTTGCATCTTTTGCGGATGGTTCTGAAATGTCTCTCGATTCCCTTATTGTGTCCATTGATTCTGAATCTGGATGCACTGGAGTTACAGTATGGAGAACGGGCAAGAATCTTTTTAATGTAAGCGAAATTATTTCCCAAAACTCCGGGCATAATGAGCCGCCCTACATCGAGCATGGTTACATCAAATTCAAAAACGGAAATTCTGCGAAAGTAGGTTTTCAGTGGGCGGGATTGAGTATTCCTTGCCCGGTTAAGTTTAGCGGAACGTTTAAGAATTTCTCGGAAGTGACCAATGCGCTTAAAATGACGTTCCAATTTGATGATGGAACAACTGCATCTCCCCAAATCGTCGCAAATGTTCAAGCTGGCGCAACAGCCGCATTTTCTATGACTATCGGTTCCGATGGACAGAGGATAACATCAATCGAAAACGCATGGACGTCAGGTGTGCTCGTCGGCTTAAACGTAAGTGATACGCAGTTAGAGTTTGGTTCTCAAAAAACATCTTTCGAAGCATACAACGGTCAGGCGTTCACGAAAGACTGGACGAACAATGTAGGAGCGGTTCATACAGGTTCGGTCGACTTAATCAATGGCACGCTTACGGTCACGGATGGTATTGCGACTACTTATCAGCTTGGCGCGACAGATGTTAAATCGCTGCTCGGAAACAATAATATATGGAGTAATGCCGGGTTCGTAACCGTGTTATACCGGAAAGACATCAAAAAAAATCTCGATGAACGTTTTTCAGAAAAACAGGACGAATTGACATTTGATAGCATACCGATAAGCGGCTCTGCTAATCCGGTTAAGTCTGGCGGCGTAAAATTGGCGATTGAATCAGCAGGCGCAAATATCAACCTTAAATATATCGACAGGGCTGATATGCTGGCGCAGCTGTTTACTCGTCCGTTATTCATCGTATACACGGATATCCATAACAGCAGTGCAAATCTTGAACGCATAAAAGCGTGGGCGAATGCAAATAGACCCATATATCTGAGAGATGCTTACTGTCTAGGGGATATGGTTTATGACCAAGCAACTGACAATATCGACTTTGCAAATGACGCATTTTGGAAAGCGACACTTAAGACAATCGGAAATCATGATGTATTATCCGGTTTGACGATTCCCGGTATCACTTCGCTTGATGCATACAATAAATATCTTGCCGCAGATATTGGGAATTGGAACGTAACACAGCCGGAAAATGCGGCAATAGAGGGGCTTAATTATTACTACAAAGATTATGATTCGCAAGTCCGCATTATCGTACTTGACACATATTTCTACACGAACGCACAGCATACATGGTTTGTAAATGCTCTTGAAAACGCAAGGACGAACAATCTATCCGTTATCGTTTGCCAGCATGAGGACATCTGCACTGCGTCTGAGAAACAGCCTCTTTCCGCAGACTATCCGTTTGGATGCAAAGAATTAGGATTCACCGGACTGGCATATCGGACGATTGGAGAGGGGGGGAACTATCAGACCAAACGTAATGCAGTTGACAATTTTATCGCCGCAGGCGGCACGTTCATCTGTTGGATGAGCGGTCATGTGCATACAGACATGAGCGGATACTATCAAGGAGAGCACGGAAAACAGCTCTCGCTTGTGTTTGCCAACGCATCACAGGCTTTGCAATCTTCAATTCGCGTTAACAATTACTCACAGGATTGCTTTTCTTATGTCGCAGTTGACACCACTCTTGGCTATATATTTGTCCTCCGCATCGGTACGGCAACAGACAAGTGGTATCACAGCAACCTTATGCTCTGCTATGACTATGTTAATCATGCAGTCATAGAATACAGATAATAGTAAACTAAACGCCCATTTCAATGCGTATTTAGTCAAGGAAGTCAATTAAGCGAAAATAGCAATAAAAGGAGACATCATCATGGACTTATCAAATTTTTCTTATTCTCACATCTACTGGATTTTCCTACTTCCGTTGATCGGCGCTGGCGCCGACATCGTGACCGGCTGGATCCAGGCGACCATCAACGGGACTTGGGACAGCACCAAGATGAGGAAAGGGCTTTACCGCAAAGGCGGGGAGCTCCTCGTGGTTATCATCGCATTCGTCGCTGAGGCGGCGATTCCGGTAATCGCAGAGTACAAAGTCGCGACTTGGATTTCCCTCTATATCGTCATCATGGAAGCCGTCAGCGTCCTCGAAAATCTGGATCAGGCAGGCGTGGCATTTCCCAAGGGCATACTGAAAAAGCTCGGCAAAGTCAAAGACGAATTGGACGGTGAGGACAATGACGGAAAATGATTTTGTATCAAAGATGATCCCGCTCGCCCAGAACGCGGCGAGACGGTTCGGGTATCTGGCCAGCGTCCTCGTTGGCCAGTCCATCATCGAGACCGGATATGGCCAGACCGACCTCGCGCAGGAAGGAAGATACAACGTCCTCGGGATGAAGAAGGAGCTGCTCAACGATACGTGGTCGTCCGATTACTGGCATGGAGGTACGCATACGAAGATCACACCGGAATGGACACCGGATGGCGAGGAAATCCACATAACGGACGACTTCCGCACCTATGACAGCTATCAGGACTGCTTTTATGATTACTGCCAGTTCATGCGCGACGCGAAGCGGGAGACTGGCGTATACAAGTACCGGGACGTGCTCGGCATCAAGGATCCTGCAGAGCTGATCAGGCAGGTCAGGATCCGCGGGTACTGCACCAATCCGGAATATGACCGGTACGTCATGAGCTTGATCGAAAAGTGGGATCTCACAAGGATAGATCTCGAGGAAGGGGGTGTGTACCTTGTCATTACGTGACAGACTGGCGGCGCTGGGCGTGGATCTTCACGACATTATTGTCGGGAACCTCTCGCAGGTCCCGCAGCACAATGCGAACTCACATGAATACTTTGCTGTACACTATCTCGGCGTGAACGGAGAGAACCCGTACTTGTACGGCGGCGGTTACGGCGGGCATTTTTATGTATCGAAGACCGGCGAGGTCTACCAGGCTGCGGAAGTGACAGATAAGCTCTGGCACGTCGGGGCCTCGTCAGGCTTTAGCTACATACATCCGGATGCGCGGAACGGAAACACCATCGGCGTCGAGTGCGCGACCTATACGGCATCGGGGCAGAACGACGATTCCGAAACATGGTACTTTACGGAAGCGACACAGGAAGCGGCTGCAAAGCTGGCGGCGTGCGTGGCCATGGAATACGGCATCCCGCTCGACCATATCCTGAGACATGGCGACATCACGACCAAGAACTGCCCGTCTCCGCTCAAGAGAGATCAGGGACTCGGCAGTAATTGGACGTGGGCGCAGTTCAAGGAGCGCGTGCAGTACTACATGACAGGCGGAGCAGCTGTTCCAGATGATTTCGCCGGCGTCCTGCTGAAGGTAGGTGATTGATATGCTGACGCAGATGCAGCTTGACGCAGTGGTACGTGAGGCTTACGACCATGCGCACGCCTGCTGCCATTACGGTCCGACGGACAGGAGTTTCCCTGTCGGGGAGGACGGTATCATGGACTGCACGGGGCTTATGCTCCGTGCGCTCTGGTGGCTGGGGCTGGTCAATGAGCCGCTGAACTGCGACCAGATAGACGCGCGCATGGGGCAGCTTGGCTTTGTTAAGAGCACGGACATCGAGGACGTATACAGATACCACGGCTTTGTACAGTGGTGCGAGCCACATAATGCGGGGACTGAGCACGTCAACCACACCTATTACAGCTTAGGCGGAGACGGTCGGACGATTTCCAAGTATGACACAGGATCGGATCACCGTATCGATGCGGCTCAGCCCTTCGTCGGCGTTCCGGTCGATGAGTGGGGCGGGGCGCTTGTTTTTAAGCACATGTGGATTCTTCCGGAAGCGCCGGATAAAAGCATATATCTTAAGATTGGAGGATGACGATATGGCATCAACATATAAACTGGATACCGTAGGACGTGGAGATAAGAACAACTGCGTACTGTTGCTGCAGGAGATCCTGAAGGCACGCGGACTGTACAAGGGCGGGCTCGACAGGGCTTTCGGTCCGCAGACGGAGAAGGCGGTCATTGACTACCAGACCGCACGGATTGAGGCGGGCGCGAAGCTCGGTAAGGCAGACGGCATTGTCGGGCCGAAGACGTGGGAAGACCTGCTCGGACTGGCGAAGGTCTGAGCAAGTTACCGGCAAGTTACCGGCAAGTTAGCATGACAACGGGGAGGGCTTTCGCTCTCCCCTTCTTTTTATTCCAAGCCTTTTTTGATGAGGTACTGGCTAAGTGTCAGGCCGGCGGCTTTGGCCTTCGCCGCCAGCTCCTCCTTTACCTCAGGTCTGCACTTTATCTCTATACGAGCATAGTGCTCCTTCATGTAAGCCTGTATGTATTTGCTCTGGTCGAATTTCTCTGCTTTCTCTGCCATCAGTTCACCTCATAATCTGGAAGGAATCCAAGCTGTTCCTCGATGTATGCATCAATCTTTTCGCCTGCCTCGTTATCGTCCGGGATGATGCCGCAATCTGCTGCCGTAAACTCGAGGATCTCTTCCTCTGTATCACGGTCTTTTTCTCCGTCTTCATTGTACTGACCTCTGATGAGGATTGCTTCACCCTTACGAGGACTGTTCCAAGTTTCCGTAGTGTCGAGCCAGTAATAATATTCCTTCTCCGTTTCATCATCCCGCTCAATCTCATCGAACGGGTTGCAAGCGTACCATTCCCATCCGTCAAAGCACTTGTATCCGGATTCTGTGACGCAGAAGTTTGCGAGTTTGGAATTGGGGTCAATGCCTTCTCCTGTAATCATTGCGCGGAATCCTGCCCCCTGCGCCTCGATCCATTCCTTTGCCTCTTTGATGGTTTCGAACTTTGCGCTGTTAAAGATGCAATCGTTGTTGGCTAAATCTACTTTAAACATTTTATTGTCCTCCTGTTTGAATTAGGTGTTGATTCATTTCTTGATTATATATTACTACATTATACGGATAATGTCAAGCACATTATACGTAAAATGCAAAATATTTTTCAGCGTGCGGAAATAATGCGGAATCGCTGTTTAGCACGTATTATCACTTATTTGCACTTTATAATAAGAAGATATCCATTTCATACCACGTATTTACACGTAATATCACTTTGTTGTACAGCCCTACCGGCTATCTAACCTCGAAGCCCGGAAGACTAGGAAAATACTGGTCTTTCGGGTCTTTTTTTGTGGTTAAAAACGGGTGCTGTGCGGAATTTGTGCGGAAAGTTAGAGAATCTGGACGAGATCGAGACGGCGGTTGTCCTGTTCCCTGACCTTATCGGTGACATGCATGTAGATCTGTTTAGTGATGGAGCTGTCCGCATGTCCAAGCTGTCTGCTGATGGTCTCGATCGGGACACCGGCCTCCGCCATGAGGGACGTGTACGTATGACGGAGCGAATGAACGGGCAGCGGTGAGCCGTGGATCTTCGCGACATGCTCACGGAAATACTTCGAATATGCTTCGTAGTGCATCGGGCCTCCGTCTCTCCATGGAAAGAGCAGAGCGGACCGGACGCCGTAAGCAAGGCGGATTTGTTTCTGGCGGAGCAGGATGGACTTTACCAGGGCGAGCAGTTCCGGGCGCATGTGAATGACACGCTCGGACATCTCCGTCTTTGTAGACTGTACTTTTCGGGTGGTGAGGCTGTACGTTTTGTCGATTGTGACGCTCTGAGCGCCGATATCAACGTCTTTTACGGTCAGGGCGAGTGCTTCACCGATTCGACAGCCGGAAAGCACCAGAAAGCGCGTGAGAAGCTGATACTCGGTATAATCCGCCATGCTGTCGATGACTGCATGGAGTTCGTCGGATTCCAGGTATTTGCCGATGACCTTCTGCCGGGCGGACTTTTCCGGATAGCGTTCCAGTCGGTCAGGCACGGTCAGGTCCGGGACGTAGCCCTGACGATAAGCCCACCGGAATAACATCTTGATGTGCTTAATCTTTACGTTTTTCCATGTGTTATCCCTCTTCGTGCGGTCGAGTGCTTCACGGATGACCGGCGCTGTGATTCTGGAAATCAGGACATCGGAGCCAATGAGACGGCAGACACCACGCAGAACTATCTCATCCTGTTTTGCTGTGCTTTCCTTCCGCATGGAATATTGATAGTCGATGAATTTGTCGACCAGTTCTGACAGCCGCATAGACTCCGGGCAGGTCGTGCAGGTTTTCTCTCTTATCTTTTCTTGTAGGACGATAGACGCTTCTTTTCGGGTCTGCGGGGTATTCTTATCAAGGACAACGGAAACTTCCCTCTTTTTGCCCGTGAGCGGGTCAGGATAGCATTCCGCAAAGCGCCATTTTCCTTTATGTTCGCGTATGTACATAATTTGCCTCCTGTGATATAATCAGGTCAATTAAATAATCACTCATCTGAGATTAGGGGATACGTCAAGTCAGGGCAGGGCGTATCCTCTTTTTTGTGTGCTCTTATC